ATGGCTCGCTTGGGCTGGCACTATTTCGTGTCCGAACCGATAGTGAACAATGCCGTCAATGCCTGGCGTGTCTTCTCTGTAGGTGAGCAGATCAACCTTATGGCAGATGATTCCGAAGTGCAGAGTGACGTAAACGCTCTACATCGACGTCTCGGGTTGGACAAGTTCGTCAGGGACATGGTGCTGCAGCTATTAGTCAAAGGCGAATGCGCCGCTTACAAGCAGTATGGCGGAAAGAAGTCAGGTGATGGTTACAAGGACTTCGAGCGGATCACTTGCCTGAACCCAGTTGGCCTGAACTACAAGCTCGACTCTGAAACCGGCGAGATTGAAGAGATCAAACAGAAGGTGAAGCAGGATGACCAGGCAGCCGGTACCGGAGGCATGGCGAAAGAGATATCACTCGAACCATCCCAGTTCTTCCGCGCTAAGTGGGACAGCCCGGACTTCAACCTGCACGGCGTTTCCATCGTGCAACCGGCGTTCGAGAGCATCCAATTGATGCGACACTACCGGAATGCCGAGAAAGCCATCGCCCAGCGATGGACCACACCCTTGCGGTTCATCTCGGTGGGTGGAAAGTTCGGTGACAAGATCATCACTCCCAAGCAGGAAATGATCGAGAAGATCCGCGATATTCTGGATGAGATGGGCCCGAAGCAAGGCGTGGTCGTCCCCTACTATGTGGATGTGAAAACCTACGGCACAGAGGGCGAGGTTCTCCGAACCGAAGAAAAGGTCAAGGAGGTCAAGAGCGACATTATCGTGGCGTTGGGATTTGTGAAAAGTCTGGTCACAGGTGAAGGACCAAACTTCGCCACAGCTTCAGTCGGGTTCAAGAAAATCATCATCATGTTATCTGAGATTAAAAGAATTGTTCGTGAGATCCTCGACTGGGTGTACCTGGACTGGCTGGAAATGCAGGGACATGATGATATAGAAATCTCATATCAGTTCGATGACCTTGATCTGGCTGAAGAACAGGATCGCCGGAAAATGTACATGGAGCTTTATGATCGTGGTCTTGTCAGCAGGGCGACTCTTCAGTCGCGGTTGGGATTACAGCCATCGGTCGAAGACGATAACTACCGCGGTGAAGAATCCAGGATGTCCAGGCTGCTGAAGCCGGAGATCATTGCCAACCTGACTTTACAGGATGTGCTGACTCGGGATGAAGCAAGGAAGTTCCTCGGATTGGTAACGGAGGACAAAACCAGGAATGAAAATGATTCAAATCCAACAGAAAAGGATGCGGAATCTCTATATCGAGAAGTGAATCGAGAAATTCTGGCGGGTGTAAAGGTGGATGGCGGTGTTCCCCTGAACGACGATCTCAACAACTCGAACGGTCACTGATCATGGCCAAGCTCGATCCACGTCTCGAAGTCGAACTGAACATCTCGCTCAAGGCTACGAAGCAATACACAGCCGAACAGGAAACCCTGCTCCTGAAATCCCTCGAGCAGGCTGCCACTCAAGTACGAAGCGAGTTGCTTCGTGTGGCTGAGATGAAAAGCGTCACACCCGGCACTGCTATCTGGAAACGCCGCCTCGATTCTATCCTGACCCGGATCGAGACTGTCCTGAAAGAAATGAAGAAAGCCACCACCGATCTCGCCCGCCCAATGACCAAGGATGCGTTTCGTTTGGGTATCGAACGAGGTGTGCTCGAACTGCGGGATAGCGGTGTGATGGGCCTGAAAGAACTCGAAGCCTGGCAGGCGATGATCGACAGCGCATTCGATACAATTGACGGTCGCGCCTTGGATGCCCTGGCGCGTTATAACATCAAATTGCTCGGAACTGTATCAGATCGACTGCTGGATGACATCAAGATCAACCTGCAGGCTGGAATTCTTTCAGGTCGAGATATCGGTCAGATTGCTCTGGACATTGGGGATGTGATCAAACCATCGGACAAAGACAAGTTACGGTTTGCAGGAAAAAAAGTGTTCAAAACAGCACAGAACCGGATTGAAGTGATCGCTCGAACCGAAATGATGCGAGCGTACAACCAAGGGCGGGTGCATCTTTACAAGTCGATGAATGTTGAAAAGGTCATCTGGTACACAGCTATGGATGAGAGGGTCTGTCCGGTGTGTGGACCGTTGAATGGACAGGAGTTTGAGCTGGATCAGATCCCGCCTATTCCAGCCCATCCTCAGTGCCGTTGTCTTTGGCTGTCAAGTTGAGTGTTTACATAATGTTCAGTAGTTTCTTTTACTAGGACGGGTCTGGAACGTCGTTCAGGAAACGCCACATCGGAACTATCTGGATGGTTCCATCGTCGACTTCGATCTGCTCCTCCTCGTTTCGAGTCACGATAGTTCCGGACGTGATGCTCAACTCAGTCATCGCCTCGCTCAGTGCTGATACTTCGCGTTTACGAGTCTGCGGGTCAGCTATTGATTCGCAGACCTGTACAAGGATTGGCTTCTGCCCACGAACTGGAACGATGAAATCGATTTCGCGACCATTCCCCGTTTTGTAGTAGTAGATATCCTGATGGTGCCGCCTGAGAGCTGTAAAAGTGAGATTCTCCAGTAAATGCCCTGAGTTGACCAGAATCCCTGATGACACCGATGTAATCAGGGCATGATCGACACAATAGACTTTCTTTGGATTGGTATTGCTGCGGGCGATTGAAGCGTCAAAGATACGCACGGTAAACAGGAAGTAAGCATCTTCGAACCATTCCAGGTAGTCCGACACAGCCGATTTCGGTACCTTGTGTCCCAGTGATTTCAAGTAGCCTGTCAGCCGGTTGATGGAATAGAGCGAGGCGCAATTATCTACCAGCCAGTGCGCAAGATCCGTAACCGCTTTGGGATGGGAAATATCATATCGTTCGACCAGGTCTCGAAACAGGATTGTCTGGAGGTATTCCTGGTGAATCTTGATCCGCAGTAGTCTGTCAACGCCGATTGCCTCGGGAAATCCGCCGGTCTCCCAATATTCTTCGAAGGCTTTCTGGATCATGAGGCGCTTTTTCGTAGATAAGGCATCTCCGCTGTTGATGCCTTTCCAATCCAGGAACTCCCTGAACGAAAACGGGAACATTTCCCATGACAATGCCCGTCCCCGCATCTGGGTCGCGATTTCCTTGGAGAGCATTCGTGCTGATGATCCGGTGAGGTATACCTCGCATTTTTCTGTGCGCATCAGCCGGTCAACAAACGGTTCCCAACCGATAACCGCCTGAATTTCGTCAAAGAAACAATAGACTGTTTCGGTGTTTTTCTTCTCCGGATAGATCGAATAGTACGCTTCAGTGATCCTGCCCAATCCCTCCTGCCGCAGGTTGTGTAGCCGATCATCGAAAAAGTTGATGTACAGGACGTTCTCCCGTGGAACTCCCCCTGCGAGAAGTCGCTCAATCACCTGAAATAGATAGGTCGATTTTCCACTTCTTCGCACTCCAATACAGACCGAGGCTTTCCCCCTAACCGTCCTGATGCTCAGATGGCGTGGGACTCCTGTCTCCAGCTCCGCTTCCTGGAAATCCAGGATGATGGATTTGATTGTATCAATCATGCTCACTCTCCCGGCAACATCCGTTACCAGTTATACACCTAACTGGCAACGAATATACCCGGTATGAATGGGAAGTAGCAAGCGATTTCTCCGGCATTCTTTCGGTTCCGCTCTCCAGCTTGCTTAATGGGCTTCAAACGATGATTAGAAATCCCTGGAAAACGAATATCAAACGAGAAAACAGTTATGAATCGGGATTTTGCGAGAATAACGATTATCGGACGAGAAAAACAGTTACATATCAAGGGTGCGCGAGAAATACGATTGCGGCTAGAAATCCACTTTACCGAAATTTGACTGTTGAAACTGGCATCGTGTACTTGAAATCTATGCTCTAAACCGGTAATCCAATTGACGGTATCGAGCAATTTATTCAAGTGCCCTCTCCGCTGATATGACAAATTGTTGCTGAAGGCCTGAAAAACTCATGCTTATCTCACATTTCTGTCATACGACACTCATCCTTCCGAATATAGAGGCCACTCCAACGGGCTCCCCCAGAGTTCGTCATTTCAGATCGTTTTCCGGTAGGTATCCAGTAGAGGCAGTTCCGCCTGAATGATGGCGGACAAATCCTACTCGATCCGGGAGGCTTTTTGATGTTCGAGACCGATGACACATCACTGCAATTCCTCCTCGAAGGCGATGCCGCCCTGGCAGCTGTAGTTGCCGAGGCGAAGGATGCTGCGCCTGACTATGTCACCAGCTACATCGGTTCAAAAAGGAAACTGGTGGATTGGATATGGAAACACACGCCCGATGGTGTGAATTCAGTCCTTGATGCCTTCTGCGGAAGTGCTGTCGTCTCGTACATGTACAAGAAGCAGGGATTGCGAGTTGTTGCCAACGACCGCCTTCGCTTCGCCTGGCATGTAGCCAGGGCAATTATCGAGAATGATACATCCACTCTATCCGCAGATGAAATCGATGCCCTGCTCCAACTCAACGCCAAGGCTGATGACTTCGTGGCGAAGACCTTTGCGGGCAAGTACTTCCGCAAGGGCGTACATGAACGGATCGACCAGGTTCGTGCGAACATTGACAAGCTGAAAGGCTACAAGAAAGACATCGCGCTGTTTGCTTTGGGCCGGACCTGCATGAACGCTGCCGGGAGTTTCGGGCACTTCGGATCAACGGTGGTGAAGGGACCGGAGTTCGCCAAGTCTCCCGCTGAGTTCGATGAAACCCTTCGCAAGACCTGCGAATCGATCAACGCTCTGGTCTTTGACAATGGCAAGGAAAACCGTGCCCTCAATCAGGAGGTTGACGATCTGCTTCCGGGGATCAAGGTTGATCTTGCCTACTTCGATCCACCGTATGCCACGGAATTTTCCACCACCAACTACGAGACTGCCTACCACTTTATCGAAGGATTAATGACGAAGTGGAAGGGTTTGACGATTGACACGGACAGCAAGACACTCAAGTACAAAGAGGTCGGTGAAACAACGATCACTGAGAAGAACGCTGAAGAGTTCTTCAAAGGTTTCCTGGAGAGTGCCAAGACAATTCCGAACTGGTTGATCTCCTACCGTGATCATGCCTTTCCCACCGAACCTCAGATAAAAGCGATCATCGAGAAGCAGGGTAAAGCGACCCGAATGTTCTCGCATGACCACTCCTATCACCTTGCGGGTTCGAAGAAAGAAGACGCCCCATCCAAAGCCAAGGAACGGTTATTTGTCTGCGGTCCGACAAAGTCACCGATCAAGCAGAAAGCAGCATTTAACCTCCCTGACAACGGTTTGATCGGTCGAGCCTTTGAGGTCGGTGATGTACACCTCACTACTGCTGAAGAAACCGACGATTCAGTGGAACCCACCTTCGAGTTCGTCCTCGCCCATGTCGGCACAAACAAGAACGGCGATGTCTTCCTGGCCGAGGAATTAAAGAAAGCCTGCACCTCCATCATCGAGAAGAAGATCAACCTGCAGCACGACCAATACCTCGGTGCTGTTGTCGGAAAAGTCACCGATGCCAAATGGGAGGATGATGAAGGCGGTCGTGTACGCTGCACCGGTGTGCTGTTCACCCAGGATGTGGAAGCGGCGCGTGCCGCATACCGTCTGCTGAAGGAAGGATTCATCCCGGTTGTATCCATGGAGTGCCGGATGGAAAAGGCGCGTTGCGGGTACTGCCACAAGGAAGCCTCAGGCGAGAAGAAACTCTGTATCCACCTGAAGAAATACCACAACCGGGAATACAAAGGCAAACGTGTGACGCGGGAGATGTTAGGGATCACGTTCACCGGCGTTGGTTTGCTTGAAGGCACGCCCGCCGATGACCGCGCGCTGATCACCCGTGTCGCTCAACAGGAAGGACAAAAAACATTGATGAAGCATAAGCGGTTCCGGGATACCATCCCCAGGGGAATTGATAACGCTGAGAAGTTGTCTGAAGCGTTCGCCGCCTATCTGGACGGTCTGTTGGACGAAGACCATGACGATCCTGACATCAAGGAGCTGATCAAGCAGTCCAATGGCGACTTCACCTTCCTGGCAAGGGATCTGATGATCAGTGATCCCAAGGTCGTGGAAGCGGCGAAGAAGCCGTTCAAGGACGATCTGGTCAAGGAGAATGATCAGCTCAAAAAACAGGTCGAAGAGTTGACCAAGCAGCTTGATGAGATCAACGAAGCGGAAAAGAAGAAAGCGAAAACGGCAGCTGCTCTGGAAGTCATGGAGCTGATGAAGAAATCAGGTCGCGCGTTCGAGAATGAAGCTGCTGAACAGGCCGAACTGGAACGACTACAGACCATGTCCGAGGAGACGCTGAACGAGCTGAAGGGCAGCCTTGCGACACTGAAGTCAGCTGCCGAACTGATCGATTCCAAAGGCGTGTCCCGGACCAACGGCACACACCGTCCACAGCTCCAGCCGGATGAACAGCCTGGCAACCTGACCGAACTGCGTGGGACAATCCGCGACGGATTGCAAACCTCCTACGCCCGCTACAAATCCACTGATGTCGAAGATGACGGAAAGGAATAATCATGGCCAGTCTGGTAAATGCGGCGTATCCGGGGATCGAGTATCCCTACTTCAAGATCGTGGGTCCGGCAGCGGACGGCACGTTCATGAAGATGGTCGCCAATGACGAGGTCACCCTGGTGGATGCCCAAGCGGACGAGGCGATTGGGGTGTTGATGGAAACGAACCTCCCGCATGACTACTACACGCAGGGAGCGTCAGAAAAACTCCGTTGCGTGGTGATGATCGGGCCGAGTGTACTTGAATTCACCGCGTGGTCCGGAGCCATCGTTACCGATGATGACGTCTCATTTGATCCATCCGACGGTCTGCCCAGGGCGGCAGTTGCTGGTGACGGGATTTACGGCAAGTGCATCCAGCACAACGATTCGAAGGTCCGGATTCAGATGTACGGACATTCCATCGGCACCGCCAGTTAACAGGTCTACCAGAACTGAACCGAGTTGATGGTCAAACCGAAAGAAGAGGAAGTCAGATATGAACAAGTTCAGGGGTATCCTGACGCAAGTGGATGTCGACCGCATGGATGCACTTGGCAAGGCGATGCAACAGGCGCTTTCCAGTGACAACGGCCTTGTTGCACTTGCACAGGAGATGGTTCCCGAGATCAGTCGTGAGCTGGAAGAGAGGTTCTGGGTGCCGTTGGTGATGCGTGAAGACCCACTCCCTGCTGGCAGGGTACCGAAATACCGTGTCAAAGATGAGGTCGAGGTTCACTGGATGTCGCCCAGCGGTGAGCCAGCGCGGATGCGTGTCAAGAAGGGTCAGGAAATCCAGTTCCCGCTTGAGACAGTCGAAGCCTTCATCTACGTGAAGGAGCGCGATCTGCGGCTTGGATATGTGGCTGACCTGACCACCCAACAGGCTGAGGCTGGCCGCAAGATTCGCAACAAGATCAATGCGGCGACTGCCGCTGTGATGAGTGCGGCTGCGGATTCCGCTGCGGCTGCTGGTGCAGACAACATCTACAACATCACCTCCGGCGGCAAACTCACCCTCGACTCAGTCAAGTCCATGATCGGCTGGTACGAGGACAAGGAGATGTCGGTCAATGAAATCGTGATGCGTGGCAAACGCCTTGTGGACATGTACGACTGGGATCTTCCCGACGAAGTCAAAGCTGAACTGCTCCGTGCCGGTGTGATGAAGAAACTGGGAACCGCTGGATTGATCGGCACCGCATCTACAAACGCAAACGAAGTGATGTGCAAGCCTGACGAAGAGATCGGTGTGTATGCGATTGGCAGCGCGTTGACCGTGGAACCCTGGCGTGATGTTCCCAAGGGTGAAGTCGGATTCGTAGCACGGATGGAAGTGGCACTGGGTGTGTTGTATCCAGAACGCATCTACAAGATCAACATCAATTAATAAGCCGACCGGAGATTCATGTGACGAGATACAGAAACAGCTCCGGGCAGACACTCGGCTTCGTCATCCTGAAGCTCGATATGGCTGCTGAGCAGGTTCATGAGTTCAGCGACAAAGAGCTGGCAGCTGATCCGGGTGTCAGGCACTGCATCGACAGCGGGTTGCTGGAAAAGGTGACTGTTCCGGATGCACAAGGTCCCAGCGAAAAAGATGGGTTTGCAGCTTCCGGCACGGTTCCCGATGAGGTTGAGGTAAAAACGATCGATGACGTTTCAGCCGGTCCGAGTGATGGTGATTCCTCTGATGATCCGGAGGACCCGCCACTGGAAGACCTGGATTATGAGAACCTGAAGCGGCTTTACCGCGAGGTCACTAGAGAAGACACGCTTCCTTCGGTGCGAAGCAAGAATAGCATCATAACCGCTATCCGTGAGATATGGGATGGAGACCGGACGGATCTGAACCCGGAATAGGGCGAGCGAAGTATGGCGAGCATGTTGATTGACCTGGTAGCGGCTTTGCGCCAGGAGTACGGTGACGAGTTCCCAGTAGGTGAGCAATCACTTACCGACGACCAGTTGGTCCGGGCGATCATGCGGTCGGTGATCTTTCTCAACAGGGATTTCGGAACCAGCTACCAGGTCGTCAACGACGAGATCACGCCTACGCTCGAGGATGATGACCTTGAACTGCTGCTGCTTCGCGCTATGGTCAGTGTGGCCGAGAAGATGCTTGCCATCTACACCCGCGGTGCATCGATCAAGTCAGGGGACAAGAGTGTTTCGCATTCGGATCAGGTGGATGCCTGGTCAAGGCTGCACAAGCAGTTCCTCCAGCAGTATCAAAGCGCGGTGAATCGAAGTATGGACAGTTACCTGGACGAGATAGACCCCATGCTCTACGGGTAAACAATGTTGAGTTCCATTGAAAAAACGACTGCCCGGGCTGACATGACGGTGATAATCGAGTCGTTCGGGACAACGGGGATTCTATATCGACCAACGGTCGGCGGCGGAGGATCATTTGCTGGTTCACATGAGGAATCGGAATCAGAGGTATCAAACGGGTTTCCCCTCGAGTGGCGGCAGCTCAGTCCGGAGGATCTGAAACAGATTGGCGCTGACGGGATGATACATGTCAAGCATGATCTGGACATCCATGAGAATGATGTCCTGCTCTTTGAAACTATCAGGTATCGAGTGACCGATGTGAGTCCGAAAAACCTGTTCGGGGTCTTGACCCACCAGGTGGTAAAGCTGGAGCGGGAGTACCGGAGCTGATGATTGAGGTGAGGGTCGATACTGCCGCGATCCGCAGGGCAAGGAAGGTGCTTGCCGAGTATCCCGGAGTGTTGAAAGCTGCATTGTACCAGGGATTGTCTGACATCGCCCTGGACGTGCAGCGTGTCGCCGTTGAAAAGCTTACGACCAACAAGGCTGTGGATACCGGACGTCTTCGAGCCAGCATCACGATCCATCAGCTGTCACCGACCAGGATCATCGTCGGCACGAACGTCGCCTATGCAGCGGCGGTTGAATACGGCGTGAAAGGTCATTGGATCAGGATCGACAGGACACCCGGGTTCCGAAGCTGGATGCGACATCACGGAATCGACCTGAAAGCGGAGATGGTCTATTTCTGGGTCCACCCTCCTCCCCGGCCATACATGGAACCTGCGTTCCAAGAAGGTTTGAAGCTGGCCAGGAAATCGATCCCGCAGATCGTGGAGAAAGCAATCCAGGCGGCGGAACGAAAAGGGGCATGATGGAGCTGGAGAAAACACTGGCGTGTTGGATCACCGACCGAGTCGTGGGATTGAATGCGTTCAAAGACGATCTGGCTTTCATCTCGGCTGGCAGCCCCTATCCGTACCTGCTGATCACCGAGGTCTCGACGACCAAGCGAAACCTGGGCACGGGAATCTGGGACACCTGTTTCCTGCTGAACGGCGGCGAATCACATCTCCAAGTCAAGGCCATCAAGGAGCATGTTGTACTCCGCTTCACTATCCGGGCGGCAAGCAACACGACAGATAACGGCAATGACCTGGTCGCAGATACTTGTCGCCAGATCGAGGATCTGCTGTTCGAGTTGTGTCGGAGCGGGTCCATCGATCTGCCGATCCCCGATACATCACCCGAAGAAACGATTCATGTCGAGCGGGTGGTCTTCCAGGGACGGGCAGACATCGCACCAGACGAAGGTGGTGAACCGTTTGTCTACCAGAAGGCGTTGACATACCTGTTCGTGGTGCATCGGCTCTATGAACAGGAAATCAGCGACAAGTTCGAAACGATAAATATCGAATACGACGAGGAATAAAATGGCTGAAAAGTCAGGCAAGAAGTCCGAGTCTCCGGCGAATACAACGAAACGCAGGCTTGGCGCATTGATCAGGGAGTTGAGTGTTTCCCCGGTGGATGCAGCCGGATTCCTGGCTTCGAAGGGATTGAAGCCGACCGACCGAATGACGCCGGAGAAATTCGAGAGGGCACTGCGTTTATGGCGCAACACACCTGCGGGAGCTAATCCATGAGCGACTACACTATCAAGGATGTCTACACCGAATACCTGTCCGGCGGCGTGGTCATCTCGCCACCTCCGAACAACATCGAGTTTGTCGCGGCAAGTGCCATGGGTGGCCCGGAGGTGCAGAAGGTCACCATCAGCGACAAGCAGACCGCCAAGGATATGTTCAAGGGCGGCGAACTGTTGAAGGCGTTGTACGAACGTCTCGATGCTGGAAGTCAAGTGATCTATGCGTTGCGGATGGTCGGTTCGTCCGGGGCAAAGGCCAGCGCCACCCAGACCGATTCGATCAAATTCGAAGCGCTGTACAAGGGTACCTGGTGGAACGGGATCGAGATCGACATCACGGTCAATGCCACCATAGTCACCGTTGACATCACTGATCCAGAATCCGACGAGATCTACTCCGCATCCATCGACACCAGCCATGGCGACGGCACAGACGATCTGGTCGAGAAGGTGAACACAGCCCTGAACCTGGTTGTTGCTTCGAAAGACGGTTTAGGAAATACACCCTCCCAGGAGTCGCTGACACTCGCGGGCGGGGATGATGGAACAACACTGGCAAATGGTGATTACACCGATGCAATCACTTATTCAGAGGATTTCACCGACGTCAACTGGGTCCATTTTGTCAGTGCGGCGGACGCCGGGTTGTGGTCTGCGATCCTGACCTCGTGCGAAAACATGATCACCAGCGGTGCAGGTGAGCGATTTGCTCTGCTGGATCTGCCAGCATTCGAGCCTGCAGATCCCGAGCATCCAACCACCAGTGAGATCAGCACACATCTCTCCAGTATCAAGACATGAGGAAAACACCGAGGGAAAGATGCAAGTGAACTTGAAATCAAGAAGGGAAAATTGGTACACTGTCGTTATCGGAATTACATATGGTTAAATGTCCGAAGGATTTGAAAACGTTCTCAGTATCCGGAAATTTCTATCCTTTCGGGCGAATTTTTCACAAATGGGTGTAATTGTGAAGCTGATTCTGCGTAAATGCTGTTATTTTCCAATATCCTGGAAAAGGCGACACGAACCGTGTTAGAGAAAGCGGAAGTGCTCTTCAAAGAACGGGTGGCAGTATGAACGGATTTGAGCCAAAATTCACCATAACAAACCGCATGACATCTGCCATCACGGAGATTGAGCGCGCTCGAGGATTTCTTGAAGCCGCACGCCTATCGGATGATTGGGTGCGGGATATGGGCAATAAGGCTCTAATCAAGGAAGCCCACCATACCACCCATATCGAGGGCACTCGCTTAACGTTAGATCAAGCAGAGCGACTGTGGAATGGGGAAACTGTTCCCGAGGCTGACCCAGATGATGCGAGGGAACTTATAAACTACCGATCAGCCTTTGAGTTTGTCTCCGAAAGTTTGGACAGTGGCGATCCGATTACGGAGGGGCTGATTCGCGAGATTCATCGTCGGCTGGTGGAAGGTGTGCGTGGTGGTAAAGCTGCACCGGGTGAATACCGTCGTATTCAAAATTACGTGGCAAACTCTGCGACCGGCGAAGTAATCTATACACCACCCTCTGCCGTTGAGGTGCCGATCGTAATGTCGGAGTTGGTTAAGTGGTTGAATGCCGATCTGGATACTCATCCTGTTCTGGTGAGCGGCATCGCCCAATTTCAGCTTGTTCATATTCATCCATTTTTGGATGGAAATGGTCGCACTTCCCGACTATTGTCGACCCTATACCTCTATAAGGCCGGATACGATTTCAAACGTTTGTTTACCATCAGTGAGTATTATGATCGGGATCGCGCGGCTTTCTACCGTGCGATTCAGGGCGTTCGAGAAAACGATATGGATCTGACCGTCTGGCTTGACTACTTCGTTGCTGGACTGGAAGCCCAAATGATAGAGGTCAAACAACGCGGAGAAATGGTCATCCGCCGGGATGTACTGATGCAGAAATATCACCTGAGTGACCGACAGGGTCAAGTACTGGAGTATCTGATGCAGAATGACAGGCTAACAATCCAGGACTTTGAGGCACTCTGCCCTGCGATCACTCGCCGAAGCCTGCAACGCGATTTGAGAGGTTTGCTGGATAAGGAATTGGTGGTATCTGAAGGAGCAACGCATCATCAGGAGTACAGACTGAAATGA